CAGCTGCCTTTTCCGTTTCTCTATTTCGTGCATTGTCAGTGCGCTGTCCACCGGCATGTCGCTGTTGAACGCCTTGTGGAACTCCTCCCAGTTCCGCAGGGCTTGTCTTTCTTCCTGTGTCATCTTTTCTGTCCTGCTATCTCCTTAATGAAAGCGTCGAAAAGGTTGTTGTATTCAATAGCCTTTTCCACATCGAAACCTCGCATCCAATTCAGAAAGCGCATACCAACGCCCACGCAGTCTGTAATGCCCACATCGTTTTCCAGTTTCTTAATTGCACCTGCGAGTTTCGCCAAAGCATCTGCTTCAGCAGGCGTTGCAAAGCGTTTTCCCTCCTCCCTTGAATTGATGTTACGGTTAATCTCGGTGATTTGGTGTTGGAACTGTGCTATGATTTGCGCCGGCGTTACCGTCATGGAGGCTTTCAGTTGCTCCCATCCGCCGTCTTTAATCCATCGCGAAATGGTCTGCCTCGTCGTGCCGACCTTATCCGCTATCTCTTCTTGCGTGTAATTGCCATCCAAGAACAGGGATTTGGCCACGCCTTTCTTGTCAAATGTGTCTTTTGCCATGTGAAATACATTTTTAGTGCAAATGTCCGTATATTATCAAGCATAAAGAAACCTCGATTTTATCATAGCGTCCTCAAACGCTATCATAGCGTTGTAAAAAATCACCTTAAAATTCGTGTTTTGACAGGCGAAAAAACCTATTGATATTTGCACAAAAATCGTTCACATGGACACGAAAATATTCAATATCATACCCGGAAGAGGTGAAGTCACAATACTGCTCTATGGAGACATCGGAGATGGCGGCAAGGTTGAAAGCGGCCGTGTCGTCAGCGAATTGCTTGCTCTTCAGAGAACTTATAGCAGAATAGATGTCCGCATCAACAGCAACGGTGGGGACGTATTCAGCGGAATAGCAATTTATAACGCTCTGAAAACATCTTCTGCCGACATAACAATATATATAGACGGCGTTGCTGCAAGCATCGCTGCCATTATTGCATTGTGCGGCAAGCCGCTGTATATGTCTCCATACGCAAAATTGATGCTTCACAGCGTCAGTGGCGGCACATGGGGAAATTCGTCTGTTCTTCGAAAGACGGCAGACACAATGGACAGCCTGCAAGCAGACCTCTCCCGCATGATTGCAGGAAGATGCAACATGAAGCCTGAAGATGTGGCTGCGCAGTATTTCGACGAACACGACCATTGGATTGACGCAAGCCAAGCACTCGAAATGAATTTGGTCGATGGGATATATGAGATGGAAGCACCGTCTTCTGCTCCCGGAACGACTGAAGAGATTTATAACTTTTTCAATAACCGGCTGGTAGAACAGCCACCAAAAACAAAAGACATGGCATTGATTGATGACATCAGAAGCATCCCGGCCTTTTCAGACAAGTCGGATGAATGTGCGATTGTCGCACACATCAAAAGTTTAACCAATTCCGCCACACGCGCAGACGCTCTTGAAAGAGCAAATGAGCAGTACAAGGCACGCATCGCCGAGTTGGAAGGCAAAGAGATTTCCGCCATTATCGACAAGGCTGTAGCCGAGGGAAAGATTACCAAGGAGCAGACTGCCGTCTTCACCAACATGATGAAGAGTGACCGAGCCAATACCGAAGCGTTGCTCGCGACGATGAAGGCACAGCCATCGCTCCGAGCAAGCAGTTTCATCAACACAGACGGTTCTGCATCAGCCTCTTTCGCTAACAAGTCGTGGGACGACCTCGACAAAGAGGGCAACCTTGAAATGCTCAAGACCTCTGATTTCGCCCTGTTCTGCTCCAAATTCCGCGATAAGTTCGGTGTGGACTACAAGAACTAAGTACTAACCATCAAAAAACTTAAATCATGGCATTGAACAAAGAAGTATGGCTTAACACGATTGTCGAGGACTTCTATCCCGATAACTCGTTTGCCTCTAAATCAGTGGATGACTCCGTCTTTGTAACAAACAAAAAGGTGCACATCCCGAATGCAGGTTCTCCCTCGAAGGTGGAAACCAACAGAACCGAGAAGCCCGCAAGCGTCAGTCAGCGAACGGACAACGAACTCACCTATGACATGGACGAGTTGACCACAGACCCCATCTACATCCCGAATGTGGACATGGTTGAATTGTCTTATGACAAGCGCAATTCTATCCTTGCCAACGACCGTGCACAGTTGCAGGAGTCTGCCCATGTCAATCTGCTTGGCCGTTGGGGTAACGGCGTGAAAGCAGGACACATTCTGATGACAACAGGAACGAAGCAGCGTGATGCCCACACATCTGAAAATGCTGCAGGAAAACGTCTATCCATTTGTAAGAATGATGTCCTGAAGTTGATGACCGCTTTCGATGCAGACAATGTGCCCGAAACAGGACGATATCTTCTTTTGGACGCATACATGTACGCCGACCTGCTCTCCGACCTTTCCGAGAGCGACAAGTGGATGTTCCAGAACTCTGCCAACGTTCAGAAAGGCGTGTTGGGTAACCTTTACGGCTTTGACATCATGAAGCGTAGCCGAGTTCTCAGACTTAACGCTACAGGTAAAGCCGTTCTTGGTTGGAGTGAAACAGACGTCGCCGGAGAAATGGCAGCAGCCTTGGCATGGCACGAGAAATCTGTCAGCCGCGCCATGGGTGAGGTGAAGATGTTCGACTCCACCGACAATCCACTCTACTACGGAGACATCTATTCCTTCCTGATGCGCACCGGCGGTTCTGCCCGTCGCTATGACGGAAAGGGTCTTTATCTTCTTGGAGAAGCAATAGTGGCTTAAAACAGACGCTTATGTTACCGAGAGTTAAGATACAATTTTTGAATGGGCAATTAGGCACGGTGGGAGACAGTCCCGACGGCCTTTTTGCCATTGTGTGTTCCGCTGTTGCGGTAGGTTCGACGTTTGCACTTGAGAAAGCATATTCCGTGCAACGGATGGATGACCTTTTGGCGTTGGGCATCACAAAGGAGAACAACCCTCGTCTGTATCAACATATAGAAGATTTCTATAATGAAGCGGAGGAAGGTACGAAAGTAATTGTTTATGGTGTGCCTAAAACGGCCAAGATGGTTGCCCTTTGCGACAAGACATCGGGGTCTATCAAGTCACTTATCACCTCGCTTAACGGTTCGTTACGCGGCGTGTTCGTTGCGCGTGATGACAGTTCTTCCTCTGTTACTACAACCGAAGGGTTGGATGCAGATGTTTACAGCGCGTTACCCAAAGCACAACAACTTGCCGAGTGGTCGACCACGGAACTTTATGCTCCCATCTTCATTGTTTTGGAAGGACGCAACTATACGGGTACGAGCCAAAAGGACTTGAGCAAAGAAACCTACAATCGTGTGGCTATCCTAATAGGCGACACAGTGAGCGGTTCTGTGAATGCTTGTATCGGCACTTTGGCCGGCCGTTTGGCTTCCATCCCCGTTCAGCGTAACATCGGCCGTGTGAAAGACGGAGCATTGTTCCCGACAGAGATGTATATCGGGTCAAAGAAAGTAGATGAGAGCGACAGCGTTATCTCAGACCTCTACGACAAGTGCTACATCATTCCCCGTAAGTATGTAGGTCGCAGCGGTTATTTCTTTGCTGATGACAACCTCGCTTGTGACCCGACAGACGATTATGCGCATTTGGCTCCACGCCGTGTGATTGACAAGGCATACCGCATTGCATACGACACCATGCTCGACATGATGCTGGACGAACTTGACGTAAACGAGGACGGCACGCTTCAGACAGGCGTTATCAAGAGTTGGCAGCAGACTGTTGAGAACAGCATCAACCGCGAGATGACTGCTAATGGTGAGTTGAGTGCCTCTGAAGACGGCAACGGTTGCCAATGTTTTATCGACCCCGAGCAGAATGTGCTCAGCACTTCAAAGGTGGTTGTGACTCTGAAAGTTCGCCCGTATGCCTACGGACGCTATGTAGACGTGAATTTAGGTTTCCTCGTAAGTCAAACTAACTGATTATGCTTACCAATACAAGAGAATACGAGTGGTCTGATGTGAACTTGGTGGTAGCCGGTAGACCTGTGTCAGGTCTTCGAGGTGCGAAATATTCCATCAAGCAGCAGAAGGAGGCTATATATGCGCGTGGCAACAAACCGCACGCAATTCAGCATGGGAACAAGGAGTACAGCGGAGAGATTACTATGCTTCAGAGCGAGTATGAAGCAATAAAGGTTTCTGCTGGCGGTGACATTTTGGACATATCATTCGACATCGTTGCCTGCTATGGCAACCCGTCGAAAGGAGATGCTATGGTGATTGACATTCTTGTAGGCTGCGAGTTCACAGAGGACAATACCGAGTGGAAACAAGGTGACAAGTTCCAAGAGAAGACGTTACCGTTCATCTTCTTGGATAAGAAAAGCAAGTAAATAAACATTCATCAAACAGTGTTCAAACAGAAGTAAAAATGAAAGTGACGAAAGAACAAATCAAGGAGTGGAAGGAGAAGCACGGCGAACTCTTCCAGGTGACGGTGGAGGGCAAAGGGTGCATCCTGCGCAAGCCCAACCGACAAGACCTCAGCTATTCCATCGTTGTGAAAGACCCCATCAAGATGTCGGAGACGCTTCTGAACCGCCTGTGGGTGGCGGGCGATGAGGAAATCAAGACCGACGACAGCCTCTTCATGGCTGTGGTGAACAGGATGGACGAGGTGCTCAAAGTAAAGGAGGCTGAAATAAAAAAACTTTAGAGGATGCCGATATCACCGATGCCGGAGCCAACGACATCCTATTCCTAAACACCTTGCTCCGCCGCTACCTTCACCTTGACCCCGATATACTGTGTGACGAGGAGTGGGCATGGACGATTAAGTATCTGAAAGAAATCCGAAAAATGGAGAAAAAGAGTAATGAACAGTGTCCTTAATTTCCTAATTAAGCTAAGGGCCGACAGTGGCAACGTGCTCTCTGTTGCCCGTCAGGCCACACGCCAGCTGGACGAAATATCCGGCCGGGCGACCACCGTTGGTGCAAGGCTGAGGGAGGCTTTCTCTTTCTCGAACTTCAAGTCGTCGCTGATGTCCATTCCCGGCATTCAGTTCCTGATGAACCCCTATACGCTGATAGCCTCAGGCATAGGTGCAGTGACCAAGTTGGGCATGGAGGCGGAGCAGACATCGGTGTCCTTCGAGGTGCTTGTGGGTAGCGAGGAGAAGGCGGCAGGGATGCTCAGGCAGCTTGACGAGTTTGCCGCCGACACGCCCTTCAACAAACTGCAGCTCACACAGAACGCGCAGCAGATGCTGAACTTCGGCGTGGCATCAGACAAGGTGATGGGCTACCTGCAGCAACTGGGCGACATATCGGGCGGCAATGCCGAAAGGCTGTCGAGCCTGTCGCTTGTGTTCGGGCAGGTGTCGGCCAGCGGCAAGCTGATGGGGCAGGACTTGCTGCAGTTCATCAATGCCGGCTTCAACCCGCTCAAGGAGTTGGAAACCATGACGGGCAAAAGCTACAAGGAGTTGCAAGAACTGATGAGCAAGGGCGAAATCACCTTCGACCACGTGGCGGCAGCCATGGCTCACGCTACGGGCGAGGGTGGCAAGTTCGAGGGCATGATGGACAAGCAGTCGCAAACGCTGGGAGGACGCTTCAGCACGATGATGGACTCGCTGATGCAGACAGCGGTATCGCTCTTCGACAAAATCAAGGAGCCTCTTGGCGGCCTGCTGGACTTAATCAACATGCTCATACCACCCATTGCCTCCGTGTTCACGTTCCTGTTCTCTGCCATGGGCAGTGTCATCAAGTTCGTCATGGACTGGAAGACGGAACTTGGCTATCTGGCTGTGGTGGTGGGTGCGGGCACGCTGGCCTTCAACCTGCACGCTATTGCCATCGGCGCGATGACAGGTGTCATCAAGGTGGTGACAGGTGTCATCAAGGTGGTGACGGCTGTGACCAAGGCGTGGGAGGGTGTGCAGTGGCTGCTGAACATTGCTCTGAACGCCAACCCCATAGGCATTGTCATCACGGTGATTGCAGCCCTTGTGGCGGCGGTGGTGTATTGCTGGAACAAGTTTGCGGGTTTCCGCGCTTTCATCCTGACGATGTGGGACGTGTTCAAGGGTTTGGGCGAAATAATCAAGACCTTTGTCATCGACCGCTTCAAGGAGATACTTGGCGGTCTCGGAGACTTGGGCGATGCCATTCTGAAACTCTTCTCGGGCGACTTTTCCGGGGCTAAGGACTCTGCCCTCTCGGGCTTCAAGAAACTGAGCGGTGCAGAGTCGTCGATGGCGGCAGCCAAAAAGATAAAGGAACTCTACACATCGAGCTGGGAGAAGAACTACGCCGAGCAGACCGCCAAGGAGAAGGAGGACAAGACGGAGGAGCAGAGCGGCGGCATTGCCGCTCCCGGACTGAGCGGAAGCCCAGACATGGCCTTTGGTGATGGCAGCGGAGGTGGCGGCGGAAAAGGTGGCAATGGCGGAAAAGGCGGCGGTGGAGGCAGGAAGACGGCCGAGGACATTGCCACAGGCGGCACACGGAACACGAGCATCAACATGAACATCTCCAAGTTCTTCGACTGCATCAATGTGTACATGAACGACAAAACCGACACGGCCGAGCTGGAGCGTGTGGTGCTGCAAAGCATCAACCGCTCGCTCGCCATAGCAACCAGTACCGAGTGATGAACAACCCAACCGTAAAGACTGCTACGCGATTTGTGCTTGAGAATGCCGCCCTGCGGCTGTTCGGAGGCAAGATACCTCCCTACTGGCTCTTCAGGCACACGGAACTTTCCCATGTGGACAGCGAGGACTACGACGCTGTACGCAAGATGTCAGACGAGGAACTTGCCGACACCATACGGACGAATGCACTGGGCGTGCCGATGCAAATGCCGCTCCGCTTCAAGCTGGAGGAGGCCGGGCAGGCTGAATGGTACTTCCCGCTCGAGCCGATGATAAGCATCACGGGGCAGAACATCATTGTGCGCCGGCAGGTGAACAAGGGCAAGGTGAAAGGCTCCATCAAGGAGCGATGGTCGCAGGATGACTACAGTGTGTCGATACAGGGCATCCTGATAGGCTTCGACGGGAAGTACCCGGAGGCGGATGTGTCGAAGTTGCGTTCTTTCTGCGAGGCAGGGCGCGTCATAGCCATCAACCCTCTGCTCGAGATTTTCGGCATTTCGCATCTTGTCATCGAGAGTTGGGAAATTCCGTACACCAGCGGTGCGTACAATCAGAACTACAGCATCAGGGCTTACAGCGACGACATCTACAAACTCCTTATCAGCAAATAACCATGTTCACGATGAAGTATGACATAACCGTAGGCAACTACCGCATCGGTATGCTGGACAAGGTTGAAGTACACCGCAGCGTGGAACTGCTGGCCGACACGGCTACCATCACGCTGCCGGGCGCACAGTACAACGTAGCCCTTGAGGTGGAGAGCAGCCTGAAGCGTGGCGATGCCGTGTGCATACGTTTCGGCTATGAGGAGTTCGGGCTTGTGGAGGAGTTCAGGGGCTACCTGCAGCGTGTGTCGACCGACGGCGGCAGCATCACGCTCACCTGCGAGGACGACCTTTTCACCTTCCGCCGCGACATTCCGAACGAGGTGTTGAAAAACGTGAGCCTCAAAGAGCTGCTGCAGAAGGTGATTGGTGGCATCGGGCAGCCTTACAGTGTGGACTGCTCCTACCAGTGGACATACTCCAAGTTTGTCATCAACAATGCCACGGGCTATGACGTGCTGAAAAAGGTGCAGGAGGAATGCGGTGCGGACATCTACCTGAAAGACGGCGTGCTGCACATTCACCCTCCCGGAGAAATGGTAGGCATGGAACGCGCCTACGACTTCGCGCTGAATGTGGAAGAGGCTGACCTGACCTATCGCACCGCTGCCGACAAAAAGGTGTGCGTGGTGGTGAAGGCCACGATGCCCGACGGCACGGTAAAGGAAGTGGAGACGGGCAGCACGGGTGGAGAGAAGGTGGAAATCACCAGCCCCACCACCGACGAGGACAGCATGAAGGCACGCGGTGAGCAGGAGGTGAGGCGGCGCACCTTCGACGGCTACGATGGCAGCATCACCGCATGGCTTGTGCCCGAATGCCTGCCGGGCGACAGTGCGCAGCTGCATGATGAGGATTATCCGGGCAAGGACGGCTGCTACTTTGTGAGGAGCGTGACGACGGAGTTCTCGGGCAGCGGCGGAAAACGGAAGATTGAGCTGGGCTTCAGATTAAGTTGAACTACCATGGATAAATACAGAGAACTTGCTGATAACATTCGCAAAATAATGGGCGACGGCGGCGTGACCGTTTCGACGGGCATAGTGAAAAGCGTGTCGGACATAGTCTGCGAGATTGAGGTGGGCAGGATAACTGTTCCCGATGTGCGCTTGAGAGCATCTGAAACCGACGACGACGGCGAATTGCTGCTTGTTCCTAAGGTTGGCTCGGCAGTGGTGTTCGGAAGCCTCTCGGGGGATTTGTCGCAACTGGTAGTCCTGCAGGTTGACCATGTGGAGAGCATCAAAGCTACGGGCAGCATCACCATCAACGGAGGCAAACTGGGCGGGATGGTGAACATTGGAGACCTGACAAGTAAAATCAACGAGCTTGTTCAGTCGTTCAACAACCACACCCATACAGGCAATATGGGTTCTCCCACCTCTACGCCGATGGCGCAGGCAAAGACGTTCAACAAGTCCGACTACGAGGACACAAAAATAAAGCATTGACATGACGGGCATACAACTGAAAGACTATGAGCCGGACATACAGGTGAGGCGCGGTAAGGACGGCAAGATAGCCAGCGGACTTGTGGTAGGTGACATACTGCGTCAGAACCAAGCCCTCATTCTGCTTCTGCACAAGGGTGAACTGAAGGAGTGGCCGGCAGTGGGATGCGGCATAAGCGATATGCTGCTCGACCATGACCCCATCTATTGGAGAACCGTCATACGCGAACAGCTGGAGATGGATGGACAGCAAGTGAACTCGGTGAAAATAACGACAACGGGCATCTGCGTAGATGCCTCCTATTAAAGAAAAAAGACTATGGACAACATTTTAGACGGAACAAAAAACATTCTCGCCACGTTCTTCTCGGTAGCGATGGCGTATTTCGCCCCGATACAGGACATGGTGTTTACCATCTTCTTCCTGTTCTTGGTGAACTGTGTTGTGGGCATGGTGACTGGAATGCTTGTGGAGCGTGAGGGCTTCCGCCTGCGCAAGTTCGTGCATTGCATTGCCGAGACGCTGGCATTCTATCTCATTGTGGTATGCCTCTTCGTGGTGGGCAAGAACATGGACAACATGAACGGAGCCATGCAGGCCATCGGCGGCGTGATATATTCCATTCTCTATTTCTATTCGGTGAACGTGCTGCGCAACCTCACGTACATATTCCCTACCAGCCGCACGCTGGTATTCCTGTATTATGTGGTATCGTTCGAGTTTATCAAGAAGATACCGACACTGCAACGCTTCAACGATTATTGCAAGGAACAAAAAACACATAACGATGAGACAGATTAAATACATCGCCGTGCACTGCACGGCAGGAAGCCAAAAGCAGAGTATTGACGACCTGCGAGCCGAGTTCAGGCGCAAAGGATGGAAAAAACCGGGTTACCATTTTGTGGTGAAGCCCGACGGTGGCATCGTGCAGATGCTCGATGAGGAGGAAGTGAGCAACGGCGTGAAAGGCTATAACAGCGTAATCATCAACGTGGCCTACATAGGAGGCATTGATGCGCAAGGAAAAGCCACCGACAACAGAACCGAAGCACAGAAGCAGTCGCTGGAGAACCTGCTGCGCATATTGAGAGGGAAATATACGAAAGCGGTTATACAAGGACACCGAGACTTCTCGACAGACTTGAACGGAAACGGAAAAATCGAGAAATGCGAATGGATTAAGGCTTGTCCCTGTTTCGATGCAAAGGAGGAGTATGCACACATTTAACGCCGCACTAATATGAAACACATTATATACTTTATCGCCGCCCTCATGCTGACGGGCTGCCGCACATCGAAGAGCATTGAAGAACATACGGAGACACACACACGGTCAATCGTTGAAACGGACAGTCTATGTATCGCTGCAGAGGTTCACGCCACTGTGGAAGAACTACTTGAACTCACGAAAACGGAAACGGAGGAACAGACCGTACTAATAACGCATTTCAGCACCCCCGACAGCGCAGGAGTGCAACACCCTATAAGCACCGCATCGATTAAGCGCAGCCGCAAGTCGGACGTGAAGCAGCAAGAGCATAATACCACCGACGAGGCGGCGCAGGCAACCGCTAATGCAACCCAAAATTCGAAGCGGGAGGAACATGAGAATGAACGCGACCGGGAGCAAAAAGAAAAGCCTCCCGAGCGTTGGCCTTACATAGTATTAGTGGCAATTGTTGTAGCAGCAGGATGGGGCATATACACAAAGCTGAAAAAATGAAGGTAACAGTTAAAAGCGGGCAGACGCTGGCGGACATAGCCATTCAGGAGTTTGGGTCTTTGATGGCGGTAGTAGAATTGGCAAAGAAAAACGGCATGGACATTACCGATGTTCCCGAAGCAGGAAGCGAGATTTCGCTTCCCGAAAAGACATACAACCGCGCTATGCAGACGTATTGCAAGGCGAATGAGGTAGAACCGGCGACAGAACTTGATACGTCAGGACTGCGCCTCGGAATATTCACTGAAGAATTCACCAAAGAATTTCAGTAATGGCACGAAGCATCAACGAAATAAAGAAGACCATGACAGACGCTTTCATGGCCGACGCAGACATCAGGGAGAAATACGGGTTGCCGGCTGATGCGACATTTGACGAGAGTTTTTCTTCCGTCAGTTTGGAGAACATACTGTTTTACATTGTCGCTGCCTGTTGCCATGTGCTCGAAGTGTTTTTCGACACGCACAAGAGCGAAGTTGACGCGAAGATAAGCCGTGCGGTGGTGGCCAGCGTTCCGTGGTATCACAAGCTGGCGTTGCAGTTCCAATACGGTGACAGCCTTGTGTTCGACGACACTACGCAGCAGTTTGTATATGCTGAGCAAGACAGCAAAAAGCAGGTGGTGAAATATGTGGCCGTCCGCGATAGGGGAACTTCCATACAGATGTTGGTTGCAGGCGAGAAGGACAGTCGCCCTGAACCGCTTTCGGACGACGTTTTAACGGCGTTCAAAAACTATATGAACCGCGTGAAGATTGCAGGTGTGGTCTTGGCAATACGTTCGCTCCCGTCCGACACGGTATCCATTTCTGCCACAATCTACGTAGACCCGCTGTCCATCGACAGGAACGGTACGCGCATATCAGACGGAAGCAAGCCCGTTGAAACGGCCATAGAGAACTACCTGAAAGGCATACTTTACGGCGGAACGTTCAACAAGACCAAGCTTGTGGATGCCATACAAGGCGTGGAAGGGGTTACAGATGTGGAACTCTTCTCGTGCAGCTACAGCACGGACGGCAAGTCATTCAAAGTAATATCAGGCAACAACTATACGGCCGAGGGAGGCAGTTTCGTCGTGTCGGGTCTCGCAAACACATTACGCTATGCGGTGCAGAATTGATTATGTTAGGTTTGTTTGGCAGTTGCTTCCTCCTGTATTGAGGAGCGGAGTTCTGCTGTCTCTGCTGCGTGTACTCATCACCCCGTTGCGCTATCTGCAAGAGCGACTATCGGCGTACATGGAGGGCGTGTCGTCGCGCCTTAACATAACTGCCAATGTGCAGTATATACAAAAGGCTCTGAACGATGCCTTCTATCTGACGGACAACCAAATCTACATTGATACGCCAGAGGCTGAACGCGCCACGGTGTTCTACTATCAGGCAGAGGGGCAAGCGGCCAATTACATCAACACGAAAGGAGGCGATGCCTTCTATCTGAGAACACCCGACGACGTTTCGCCTAACGAGACTTACATCGTCTATATTCCTTCATTTCTCTGTACATCGCTCGATGCGGAAGGCGACGAGTTCAACGGAGAGCATTTGCAAACAATCTACAACCTGTTGAATACATACAAACCGGCGGGACGTAAGTACCGCATAGAAATTTACGACTATGAATAAGATTATTTTCAGCGAGGGCGGGCAGCCTGTGTTCTTGGACGACCTCGAGACATTGCAAGGCAATAGCTTCGATATGTGGAAGGCCATGCTTGGCGAGATGACGATGGGCGCAGAGGCTTTCCTTCTCCGCGATGTTACTGCAACACGCGGAGAAGGAAATAAAGTGACAGTCGGAAGCGGAATTCTTGTCATCGACGGAATGTGCTGCGAGTTTTCAGGACAAACGCTTACAGCATCAACAGACGACACCATCTACCTCGTTGTCAGCCGCGTTGAAGAAGATATGCGCGTGTTCAATGACGGGCAAGAGCGTAATTGCTCGGCAACCTATCAAGTGACAATCACTACTGACAATACAGGCGCACCGAAATATTACCCATTGGAGGAGTTGAGAACTTTCCTCGATTTGCTTTCAGATGCCCTCGATGCGAACAGGACGAGAAATAATGCAAATGTAAAATTCTTCAATGGATATGACGGAATTGTAAAAATCACACGGTCTGCATACACAGGCGAGTGGGAACTTATCGTTGACATTAAATCGACATTTTCAGATTGGGACAAGCAAGCAGAACTTGCGAAGGGCTTTTTATTCGAAATACTTGATAATAACCTTTCAAAACTGTTTGCAGGGAAGCAGTCAGTTCCGTTTACCTGTAATGGGAAAGAATACGTAATCGAATGTCCCGCTTCTGCTTTTCGATTGAGAGAGTCATCAGGAATTCCTGATAATTTCTATTCAGACGAATACATTCTTCCACTCGTTCCAATTAAAATGACATTCAAGTTGTCTGAATTTACAGACATATCTGAATAAAACAACCATGGATTAAATACTATTGAAATGGATACGATATACAAACTCCAAAGACGCGCCGCTTCCCTCCGCTCCAAGACGCAGACAGACAGCATCACGCCCGAAGAAGTGGGCGGACTGCAATACGACACGCTCGCATACTTGGCCGACATGGAGCAGAACCTTGACGGGCTTGGCATCCGCAAGGTCTATCTGTCGGTCGCCGACATGCAAGCAGACGGTGCGCCAGTCGGTACGAACGGAAAGGCATTGCGTTTGGGGCAGCTTGTTACGATATACAACCCCTCCGCTCCGACTGCAGACGGAACGGGAAATGTTTATGCATACCAAAAGCCAGGCTGGCTGCTTGTTGGGTACATTGGCTTGCTAAGCGGGGTGTCAGCAGATATAAAATATCTGCTCCAAAACACCTATTACTTGCAGGAAGGTATCGGCTGTGCCGCTTTCAACTATGCTATGTCGCTCGGAGACGTGCCCATTCAGAGCGAAGAGGTGACGCGGCAGGAAGGCGACAGCATCATTCTTGATACATCTGCTAACCGCTTTGTTTTGGAACGGAGAGGGAAGTTCTACACCAAGTTCTTGTCAAACGGAGCAAGTATGCAAGGCTCTGACGTGTACGCCAACAGCCGCCACACATTCCTCAATAGGCAGGACACGTCTTATTGGTATCGCATGGCAGACGGCACGCTCGCGAAAGGCAGCAGCACGTTCGCAATCCGTAATTGGCTCGACACGCTGCAAGATGATTTCGACTGGGCAGAAACGGAAATCGTGCAGCACGGCAATAGGCTTGACATCGCACAGACCACGGTCAAGGAACTCGGCGCATTCGACACGTTCGCCGCACTCTTTGCGCGTGCAGCGAAGTTTGACATTGTGAGCAACAACGCTATTGCCTTGCTCCACGGGACTTACCGACAGGCGGACGGCATCTATCACGGCGTGCTCATCTTACAGCAAGTTGAGAAGAACAACGAGGGCGGCGGCACGGCGATGCAGTACATCTACATCGAGAAGAGGCAATACACGCGCTATATCAATTTCTCAGCAACATCCGTCACGGAAGTGCAGGGCGTACAGAACCACGGCGCAAGAAATCTGTCTCTCTCGGGGCGGGTGCTCCAAATGAAGAATATGTGGGGCTTCAACGTTGGCAGCAGCGCGACCATTCCAGACAACGGGAATATCTACGAGGGAACGGCTGGCACATCGTCAGTGCCCGTTGTGCTTGCCAAGACATTCGGTGGCACTGTGACCGCCACGCTCGGCGCGGCGACATCGGCTCGGGCTGGCGTGATGACGGCTGCCGACAAAACGAAGGTTGGCAACTATCCAGAACAGTTCGTGTTAGACCTTGGTATACTTAACAGCCAGTCAGAGGGTGAGAACATTGCGGCAGCCAGCGAGGTGGCAGGCAATAGGAATATATCTTTTATTAGGTTCAAAGTACAGGGTGTTAGTGAACTTAAAACCACCCTTATCATGCAGTGGCCTAATGGTATCAATGAAACCGCACAAATTATGTGTGTTGATAAAGCACAGTGGAGACGTAATGTGACCGGAGCCACTGGTGTGAAGGGAGCAACTACCAATGCATTTAAGTGGGAACGCACTGCCCCTCACAGTATTGACTACGATGAGCAGCGCAGAATGATTCAACTGAAAGATTATGAAAATAAAACAGTTTCACAAGAGGTTGAATTACCTCTTGCTACGTCCTCACAACATGGACTAATGAGTATTGCTGACAAAGAGAAAATATCAGCCATGGAAAGCGAACTCTCCGCTTTGGAAGCGCGGGTTGCCGCCCTTGAAAACAAGTAATAGGCGTGCAGCCCTCGCAGTAAGACATTCCTCGCGACCTCGTACTAAGCGACTCTACATTGAAGATGACGGACATGTACGGGAACAACGTGGGAAGCAGCGTGTATATTTAGCTTAGAGACAAAACATAACAAAATATCTTCTGACACCCGAACTCGAAAAAAAGACAGACGGAGAGGAATAAAAAAGCCCCCAGCCTGTTAAATGTAACGCCAATCACATAATAACATAAACGCCAACAGAAGCGCGGCCGGGGGCTGTAGACCCTTTTCCGCTTCCGTTGGCATTATTTTTATATGTGATTGGCGATACAAAAGTAATAAAAATATTGAGTATGACAGTGTTTGAGATATTGAATTTTAATAAAGAGTTGCTGATGCGGCTCTCAGATATTGGTTTTAAGGCAGGCGACTGCAAGTATATAGAACTGTATTCGGACTACGACCGTATGCGCAAGAGCGGTGAAAAGGTCACCTATATAGTAAGCGTGCTTTCCGAGAAATACAATGTCAGCGAGCGCAAGATATATGGGGTCATCAAGCGTTTCGGAAAAGACTGCACGACCTGTGCAGTGTGAATGGGGGGGTAATTATTCCTTCTGTCGGAATATTAGGAACTTTGCAGCAACAAAACATTGCTGTATGAGAAAAGAATACCTTACCGCTCCTCTTCCGTTCGTAGGTCAAAAGAGGATGTTCGCAAGAGAATACAAAAGAATACTCTCCACGCTTGATGACAATGCTGTGTTCGTTGATTTATTCGGAGGCTCGGGTCTGTTGTCCCACATCACCAAGTACAATAAGCCAAACGCTACTGTTGTATATAACGACTACGATAATTATCGTTGCCGCTTGGAGAACATCGAAAGGACAAACAAACTGCTGGCAGACTTGCGCGAGATAGTCAAATGCAGCCCGCGCCATAAATTGATAGATAAGTCAACGCGCGAACGCATCTTCCAGCGTTTGGAACGCGAGGAACAAAGCGGATTTGTGGACTACATTACCATATCTTCCTCCTTGCTGTTCTCAATGAAATATGTGCTGTCATTGGACGAACTACGCAAAGAAGGTATGTACAATAATGTACGAAAAACCGATTATTCCTGCAATGGATATTTGGACGGACTCATGATAGAAAGCTGCGACTACAAAGAACTTTTCAATCGGTACAAAGACAATCCGAATGTGGTGTTCTTGGTTGACCCTCCATATCTGTGCACAGAAGTCGGGACTTACAATATGAGTTGGAGGCTCGGTGACTATTTGGATGTCCTCACGGTCTTGCAGGGCAAGAGGTTCGTATATTTCACTTCTAACAAGTCTTCTATAGTTGAGCTTTGCAATTGGCTTGGAAACAACAAAAACCTTGGAAATCCATTCGAGGACGCAAATAAAGTAGAGTTCAATGCCCACATGAACTACAATTCCCACTACACAGATATAATGTTGTACAGAATTGCCTAACCTATATATATTGTTCCTTTGAATGTTGTTCAAATGCCGTTTGAACATGATAAAAGCCACTTTTAAAGTGGCTTTTTCTGTTTTTTGTCGCATTTCGTTTTTGCACCCAAAAATCACATTTCGTTTTTGCAAAGTTGCGCTTTTGGTTTTGCCGTGATTATACGCTCCCGACTGGGCGATCGCCATGAAGAAAAACGACGTGAAGCACATCTTCTTCGTAGCCGAGACCAAAGGCTCAATGTCGTCAATGGACTTATCAGCCATCGAGCGAGCCAAGATTGATTGTGCAGAAAAACTATTCAACTCCATCTCCACTGCCAATGT